CTGCACCCCCTGAACGTCGGCAATCTGCTGCTCGAGTTGCGTCTGCTCACGACCGGCGTTCAGGAGAGCGTTGACCCGCTGCTCTTGATCGGCGAGCCGCTGGGCTTCGTCGGCTGCCGCCTTAGCGGAGCCGTCGGCAATCGCCTGCTGTTCTGCCTTGATCCGTTCTAGTTGGGTGATCCGCGTCTCGCCGTTCGCGACCGCTTCCGCGTCTCCGCCATCGCGAGCCGCAGCGACCTCTTCTCGCACGCGGGCAATCTCGCGCTCCACTGCGAGCGCGTCCTCGGCAGCCTTCGCCCGCGTGTTGTCGCCGCCGAACTCGCGAGCGATGCGGGCTTGCTCTAGGAGCGCGTCGGAGACTTGCCGATCCGCATCAACGCGACGCTGGGCCTCTTCGGCAGCCTTGCGTGTCTCTTCCTGCACTTGCCGCAGCGACTCGACTTGTTTGTCAAACTCCGCCGTCGCGAGAGCCACGCCGCGGCTGTATTGTTCGGCGTTCAGTTCGTTGTTATCCGCTTGCTCCTTCAAGTCGGCGAGCGCGTTCTGGAACTCCAGGGCGGCGTTGAAGCCAGCCTGTCCAAACTCGCCAGCCTTGGCGATCGCGTTGTCGAGGGCTTGCCCGCTGCCGGCGATCGCTTTCTGAACTTCGGCGTAGCCCTTCTGTTGCTCCGCCGTGAGTTGCTGCGTGCTCTGCGCGACGGCGTTCACGCCTTCGGCTGCCTGCCTTGCGGATCTGTCAATTCCAAGAAAACCTTCGGCGGTACTTAGAATGTTCGACACGAACCCGCCGACGCCTCCGGCGACGCCAGCAAAAAACTCGCCTATTCGACCGAAGATGCCCGCGACAATGTTGGCAATTCCTTGAATCGCAGCGCCAAGCCCCGTGAACTCTAGGAACTGCGAGACCATCTCGCTCACGTTTCCGACGGCGTCAGAAACAGTTCCCGCAATCACTTCGCCCAACTGGCCGAAGGCTGTCGTGACGATGGTTGCGAGTCTCTCGACAGTCTCGGCAACGGCCGCGATTGTGCCGCCAAACTGCTTGGCCGTTCCATCGAATGAAAAAAGTGAGCGAAACCCGAGAACAGCATCGTTCACCCTGCCGAAAACAGCGGTCATCGACTGACTGATGAAGTCAATCGTCTGGCCGACCGATCTGCCGACGGCGGCGAAGGGCTCCAGGGCGGTGCCGATGAGATTGCCGAGTGTTGATCCAAGCTGAAGAAATCCATTGACGAGCAGGCCAATCGCACTTGTGAGCGGGGAAAACGTGTCGAGCACCGCCCCGATATTTCTGCCGAACGTGGCAATCGCAGGGGCGAGCCCTTCGGAGATCGACTGCGTGACGCCGATGAACGGAGTAAGCAGTTCACGACCAAGCCCGAGGATCGACCGCTGCACATTCTCGAAAGCACCGTCAAGCGCGAGCAGACGATTCGCATCGAGTTCCGAAATCGCTCCGCCGAAGCGTCGCACGGCCAGCGTTGACCCTTCGATCTCGCCGAACGCTCGCACCAGGCTCTCGCCACCGCGCCCGAGAATGTCGATCTGGAGTTGAGCACGCTTCGCTGGCTCGGGGATCGTGTCGAGTGCGGCAGCCACGCGGCCCGCAAACGCGGTCGGGTCGTTCTGTGCGGCTTGGATTTCTTCCAGCGAAAAGCCAAGTTGCTGCAACGCCGTAAAAGTCTCGCCGCTGCCCTTCGTCGCATCGGCTAGTCGAGCTCCAAACTTCTGGATGCCGGTTGCCAAGGCTTCGACAGGCACGTTCGCACGCGTAGCCGCCTCTTCAAGAATCTGAATCGTCCCGAAATCGACGCCTGCCTGCCGGGCCGCGAAGCCGAGCTCTTCGACTTTGCCGCTGAGTTGCGTCAGCCCACCCACCACCGCGGTCGCGGCGGCTCCTAGCCCAGCCACGGCGGCGACGCCGGCGGTAAATGGATTCACGAGGGCAGCAACGCTTGTGCCTACGCTCGTCAGTCCGCCCGCCAAGCCGCCCGAGAACACGCGAGCCAGCCCTTCGCCGGCAGACGAGAGCCCCGAGAGCCGGCCAGCCACGTTGCCCAGCGGGCCGGGGAGGGCCGAGAGGATGCCGGATAGTTCGTTGAACTGGAGGTTGCCCTTGCCCGCACCGGCGAGCGCGTCACCGTAGCCTTGCGCAGCGGCTTCCGCTTTTGTGAACGTGGCGGTCGCCTTTGCGACGGCACGGTCAAATGTCTCTTGGTCGATCCGGCCGGCTTCGAGGTCTTGGGAGAGAACCCGCACTTCAGCGTCATACCGCTCCAGCGGCGTGCGATTCGCTTCGATCGTGCGGGCGGCACGCTCGAATGACGCGACTTCGGCATCGACCGCGTTGCCAAGTTCCTCAAAAGCCTTCGCGTACTCTGGGGCGGTGATCGCTCCCGCTTGGAGTTGCTTCGTCAGCAGATCGAGATCGGCAGCCGCTTTCGCTTGTGCGGCGGCCGCGGCGGAGCTCGATCCGGCAAAGCGGTCGAATGAACTCGTGATCGTCTTCGCCTGGTCATCGAGCTTCGCAAGAGCTCGCTCTACGGGCGTAAGGGATTTCTGAACGCCAGTAGCGTCCGCAGAAATCTTCATCGCCAGCCCGAGGATCGTCGCCATCGCTACTGCCCTAGTACGCCAAGCTGTTTCGCCAGTTCTCGAATCACGTCCGCCGCCTGGCTCTCATGCTGCGGCGGCTTTTCCAGCGGTATGAAATCCTTTGCGGTCGGTGCCTTGCCTCGTGCCGAGTATTGAATCGACGCCAGTGAGGCGAGCAGTCCTGTCTCCGCCCATGAATCTGGAATCGCTTCGTAGTACCTCGTGTACGCCCGCCACTCGGAAAGTTCCGTCGAGTCCATCCGCTGAAACAATTCCTTCACCGTCATCTTCAAGTGTCCCGCCAACTGGAAGGCGAACCTTCGAGTCGGCGAGACGTTCAACCTTTTCCCAGCTCTTCCACGTCCTCCTCGCTCATCGCGTTGTGCTTCATCGCCCGCTCGAACAGCCGGCTCATCACCGCTGCGCTCTTCTTCCCCAACTGCTCGATCTGCTCTCGCGTGAAGAGCAGCTTGCCCGCCTCGTCGCAGAGCACTCGCTGCAGATACTCCGTGCGGAAGTTCTCGATGCCCGTTTCCTTCTTCCCGATCCACATCCGCTCGTAGGCGTCGCGCTCGCCCACGCTCATCACGCGGATGAACACCGAGCCCTTCCACTCCTTGACCTTCACCTCGAGGAGCCCGAGATCATCCGCCGCCAAAATCTGTTCTGCCGAAAGAGCCATTGCTTCACTCCATGACGATGCGATAGGAGACGTTGTACCGAGCAACGTCGTTGACCTTGCCCGCCATGGTGAGCGTCTGAAAGACCGCTTTCGTGGAACACGTCAGACCGCCGCCGGTGAAGGCGAGGGTCTTCTTCAATCCACGCTCGGCCAGCCCGATGTTCGCCGTGGCAAGGCACGCAATCTCTATAGTGCCTGCGTCAAGCGAAATGACGCTGTCGCGGCCGATCGGCAGAGAGCCGCCGGCGTTGATCTTGATGTCAGTCACCTCTTGAAGTGACTGACCGCCCCATGTGACCGTCACTCCCGCGCACGCTGTTGCCATGACGGGCCTCCGTCACGGCACTAGACGCGAGCGATGCGGAGCGTGGCCTGGCCTCGGATCGCGTCGTTCGTGGCGAGCGTGAGGGTCGAAGCATTCACCGTGTAGGCGAGCGACGAGAACCCGGTGAGCGCCGTGCCGCCGACAGTGATCGAGCACGTGCCCGTCGAAGCGTCGGCGATCACGGTGCGGCCAAGGTAGTCGAACTGAATCGTCCGACCAGTATCGCTCACCGAGCCTTGGAGGGGACGGTCGAGCGTCTGAATCGAGTTGCCGGCGGACAACCCGAGGTGCGAAACATCGATCTTTTCGGCGTCAGCCGCAGGATCGGTGAACTGAATCACGATGTTGGTGACGGTGTATTGCGTGCCGCCCACGTTGAGGACGGTGCCCGGCCCGGCATGGGGAGTCGTGATCGACATTTGGCTATGTCTCCTGCCACATGATTGAGAAGGTCATCGTCACGCTATACACCGGCGGGGCGTCGCCGCCCGCCAGTTGCACGAACCCGTCGGCCTCGGTGTCGAGGCTAACGTGCTCTACCTCTATTCCTAACTTCGTCTCCCCCCAGCCGTCCAGAACGCGGCGAATCTTGTCTGCCAGGTCTCTTACTGCCTCGTAGGTGAGGGCATAGCAGTCGATCGCGAGCACGACGGTCGGCATTCCCATCGGGCCGGAAAGCGTGTGCGACCGCTGTACGGCTTGCCGCCGCCACGTGACGAAGGGAATGTCCGCGGTCGCCGGGGCGAGCACCGGGTAGATCCGGTCGCCTACGGCGAGGGCCACGGCCGGGTCTTGCAGGAGGGCGGTGGCGACGGCTTGCTCGGGGG